GACAGCACAACACAAGCTATGTTAAGATATCGACAAGGTTCTTTTGTAACTACTTATGCTGACGAGGATGAGGTTCAAAGTTATAAGGAACGAAAATACGTATATTATTAATTAGGAGAAAAGACATGTCAAAAAAATCAAGAAGACGAAATAAGATGCTTCTAGCGGGTGCAGCATTATTCGGTGCATCTAAGTTAGGAATGCTAGGAAGTAAACCAGTTGGTTCATCAAACGTTGTAGGTAAAACACCTGAATTTAGAAAATCATTTGTAAAACCAAAAGTTGATACAGGTAGTAAGTTTATTACTAAAAAAACAAAAAATAAATTTCCACTTAAAAGTGTAAATTACAAAGGTGAAGTAATTAAAAAAGGAGTAAACACTGGTGTTGGAAACGAAAAAACTAAATTTGTAAATCTAAGTCCAGATAAAGGAAAAGTTGGAATTTATCAAGGTGGTAAAAAAGTTAGTGATTTAAATCAAAAAGCTATCAACGTTTTATCCGATGGCAAGATTCAAACAGGTAATAAAACTTTCTCTGGTAAAAAAGAATATAGAAAGTTTAAAGACGCTGAAAGATTAAAAAAAAGAACAACTTCAATGTCTAAAAGCACAAATAAAAAAAATCCAGGTTTGTTCGGATTTACATTTGATAAACCTCTATTTAACAAAGGGACAATGGTTAAAGCTCGTGGTGGCGGAATGGCGAGAAGTAAACCAACTAAACTTTATTAATTTTTAACATGGCTGAAATTGACAAAGCAATTGAAGAGGAAGTTGTAACTCCTGATTCAGAAGAAGTTGATATTGAAGTTGAAGGTGAAGAACCAACAACAGTAGAAGAAGCTGTCAACGAAACTGAAGAATTTTTTAAAAATCTTGCAGAGGACATGTCTGACGAGACTCTTCAAAGAATGTCCAATCAGCTATTAGATGATTATAAAAAAGATAGAGTTTCAAGAAAAGATTGGGAAACAAGTTATACTAATAATTTAGATTTACTTGGAATCAAACATACGGAGATGACTAGACCATTTAAAGGTTCGGCATCCGTGACTCATCCACTTTTATCAGAAGCAGTTACATCATTTCAAGCACAAGCCTATAAAGAATTACTCCCGTCTCAAGGACCTGTAAGAACTAGAGTTCTTGGAATGGAAGATAATGAAAAAATTAATCAGGCTCAACGTGTTCAAGATTTTATGAACTATATGATTACTGAGGAGATGGAAGAATATACCCCAGAATTTGATCAATTATTATTTTATTTAGCACTAGCAGGATCAGCATTTAAGAAAGTTTATTATGATGAAGTAATGCAAAGAGCTGTATCTAAATTTATTCCTGCAGAAGATTTAGTGGTTCCATACTACACAACCGATTTAATGGAATGTGAAAGAATTACTCATGTCATTAAAATGGGAGAGAACGAGATACTTAAAAAACAAGCAGCAGGATTCTATAGAGATGTAGAATTAAAACCAACTGCTAGTGGTCCTACAGAAATTGAAAAAAAATATCAAGAGTTAGAGGGAGTAACACCTTCAACTGACAAACAATATTCATACTCAGTGCTTGAGATGCACGTTGATTGTAATTTAGATGAGTTTGAAAACACTAATTCAGAAAAAGAAGTTAAAGTTCCTTACATCATAAGTATTGATGAGGGCTCTGGTGAAGTTTTATCTATCTATCGTAACTACGATATGACAGATGAGACTAAAAAAAGAAAAGAATACTTTGTACATTTTAAATTTTTACCAGGATTAGGCTTCTATGGTTTCGGATTAACACACATGATAGGTGGATTATCTAGAACTGCTACACAATCTTTAAGACAATTACTAGATGCAGGTACATTATCAAACTTACCTGCAGGATTTAAGTCTAGAGGTATAAGAATCAGAGACGATGATCAACCATTTCAGCCAGGAGAGTTCAGAGATGTGGATGCACCTGGGGGTAATATCAAAGATCAGTTTCAAATTTTACCTTTTAAAGAGCCATCAGCTACATTATACCAATTAATGGGCTTTGTTGTACAAGCAGGACAGAAGTTTGCAGCGATTACTAACATGGATACAGGTAATGATTTGCAAAATAGAGCTGTTGGTACAACTGTTTCGCTATTAGAGCGTGGTTCAAGGGTCATGAGCGCAATACACAAGCGATGTTACTACTCAATGAGAAGAGAATTTAGACTTTTATCAAAAGTTTTTTCAACATATCTACCACCAATCTACCCATATTCAGTATATGGTGCAGATCAAGCAGTAAAACAAACTGATTTCGATGATAGAGTAGATGTTATACCAGTTGCCGACCCAAATATCATGAGTATGGCACAAAGAGTAACGCTTGCTAACGAAAATTTAAAGATTGCTATGTCAAATCCTATGATGCACAATCTAAGAGAGGCATATCGAAGAGTATATGAAGCATTAGGAACTCAAGATATAGATCAACTACTTATTCCACAAGAAAAACCAATGCCAAAAGATCCTGCAACAGAAAATATGGAATCTATTATGCAAAAACCATTAAAAGCATTTCCACAACAGGATCATGATGCACATATCGCAGCTCATGTAGCATTTATGCAAACAAGAATGGTTCAAATTAATCCTCAAGTGTATTCAGCTCTACAAGCACACATATCTGAACACGTTTCACTAAAAGCTCAAGGAGAAGTTGGAGCTATGGTACAAGAGGATCCTAATTTACAACAGATGTTACAACAAGATCCAGAAGCAGCACAAATAAGAATGGAATCTATGATTGCTCAAAGAATTGCAGAGGTAACTACTCAACTTGCACAAGGTGAAGCGATGGGTCAACAGAAAGATCCATTGGTTGCATTGAAAGAAAGAGAATTAGATCTTAAAGCTGTAGACCTACAAAGAAAAGCTGAACAGGATATGACCTTAAATGAAATTAGAGAAAACGAAATTGATGAAAGATTAGATATTGAAAAAATGAAACTAGAAAATAATGAAGATCAAGCAGCAGAGAGAATAAGAATTGCTGATGAAAAGTTAGAGATTGCTAGACTTAAAAAAAGACAAGGTAAGTAATGAAAAGAAAACATAAAATGTTAAGAGCATTTAAAGGAGCACAAGCTGATGCCAACAAAGGTCAAGCGATGTCTCCTGGAACAGGTGCAACAGGTGGTACAAGAGGTAGAGGTAGAGACCCAAGTGCACAATTTTCTGGTAATAATAATTTAACTCAAAAAAATAAAGATGCATTAAGTGCACAAAGAAAAGGTGCAAGAGCAGCTATTACTCCAAGTTCAACTATTGGAAATCAAATTGCAGGAGCAGTAATGAATGCAATAATTCCTTTTAGTGGTACTTTATATAAAAAAGCTATTGACAGTAAAGCAATGGGCTATGGTAAAACAAAAAAGAAAACTGTTATGCCACCTCCAACAAATAACGGTGGTAACGATAGAGGTCAAAATCCAATTACACCAATCGTTGCTAATAAACCTATTGATCCCTTATTAATAAAACCAAAAGAAAATTTTTTTAACTTTGTAGCTTACAATGTTGGAGGATTATCAGGAGGTGTTCGTTATGGTCCACCCCCAAAAAGAGGACCAAACTCTCAAGTGCCTCCAGTTAAGATGAAAAGAGGAGGATATAAAAAATAATGTGGTTTCAAGCTATTAAACTTGCAGTTTCTGCAGGATCAAAAATTTACGCTAACAAACAAAGAACTAAGATAGCAATGTCAGATGCACAATTAATGCATGCTACTAAGATGGCTCAAGGTCAGGAAGCTTACCAAGGTAAACTTTTAGAGGCCAGACAATCGGACTGGAAAGACGAGGCAGTTTTAATAATTTTAAGTTTGCCCATAGCAATTTTGGCTTGGGCAGTCGTATCGGATGATCCGACAGCCATGGACAAAGTAAAATTGTTTTTTGAGATGTTCTCGCAGCTTCCAAGTTGGTTTACAAATTTATGGATTCTTGTCGTGGCGAGCATCTATGGCATTAAGGGAACGCAAATTTTTAGAGGTGGGATGAATAAAGATAAGAAATGATAACTTGGTTTGTAAAAAAAATATATAATTATTCAACTGCTTTGACTTCATGGTCATGGACTTGGCTTTATGGTAAACGTAAAACAAATGAACCTGATTATTCTAAAATGACTAAAGGAGATTTAAGAAAACTTCAAGCTCAAGGTAAAATAAAAAGTATTTACTTTCCATATAAATAATATATAGATTCTTAATGAGTCTTAGAGCAACAATCTTACAAGCATTAGAAGACAGATACAATGCACAAATATCTGAAGCCGATGCAACTATTCAAATATATTTAGAAAAACCTGTAGCAATTGGAGAGCATCCTCAACACTTAGATGAAATAGATAAATTAATTGAAAAAATTGCAACAGCAGAAGAAAAATTAGAAGTATTAAAACAATTTCAATTATGATTTTAGATTATCACACTAAAGAACAAATTGTTAATGTGATAAATAAATCGATAAAAGATATAAAAGACCATCTTTGCTATGGGGTTGAAACGGAATCTCAGTTGATGTATGCTAGGGGCAGACTCAGCGCCTTAGAAACGCTGCTTCAGGATATTAAAAACCTGCAAAAGGAGGATAACGATGGTACAACTGATAAAACCTAAACTTACAGATTTCGGTGACGAAAAAAATAAGGAAGAGGTTAAATCACAGATTCCAACAGATCCCAAAGGCATCAAAGAATATCTTGAAATCATACCAAACCCAGTAGGATACCGTATGCTTGTTAGACCTTGGTCAGGACAAGCAAAAACAAAAGGCGGTGTTATCTTAGCAGATGAAACTCAAGACAAAATTCAAATGACAACTGTTGTTGGATTAGTTGTTAAACAGGGTGACCTTTGTTATCAAGATAAAGAAAAATTTCCTAAAGGTGCTTGGTGTAAAGAAGGAGAATTTGTTATTTATGGCAGATACTCTGGAAGTAGATTTCAAACTAAATTCGGTGAACACCGAATACTCAATGATGACGAGATCATAGGAACAATAGGTAAGCCAGAAGATATTCTCCATTTATTTTAAGTAAAGGAGAATAAACATGGCAGAAGTAAAAGACTATAGTGCGGAAGCACTTATGGCAAAAGAACATGAGGTAGAATTAGATACCGATAATGTTAAAGAAGAAAATGTTCAAGTAGAAGAAAAGCCAACAGAAGAAAAAGAAAAAGCACCTAACTTAAATGTTGGTGAAGTTGATTTAGGTTATACTGGACACGATAAACCAGAAGAAGATAAAACTGAAAAACCAGAAATAGAAGTTACAGAAGATAAAACTGAAACTCCTGTTGAAAAAAAAGTTGAATCTGAAACTGAAAAAGAAAAACCAAACCTTAATGAGTCGAGAAGAGATTATCAAAAAAGAATTGATAAACTAGTCTTTCAAAAAAAAGAAGCTGAAAGAAGAGAAAAAGCAGCTCTTGATTTTGCAGAAGGTATAAAAAAGAAATTTGACACAAGTGTTCAAAAATTAAATTCTACTGACGAACAGTATCTAAAAGAATTAGATGCAAGAGTGGATGCACAAAGAGAACAAGTCAAAGTAGCTCTTCAATCAGCTATCGAAAGCCAAGATGCTTCTAAAATTATGGAAGCTAACGATAGATTAACTCAATTAGCTGTAGAAAAAGAAAAAGCTAGATTAGAGATGGCTAATCGTGAAGAAAAAAAGAAAGCTGAAGAAGAAAAAAGTAAACAACAACAAAACGTACAAGCTGCACCTCAAACAGCGGAAACATCACAAACGGCACCACAAATTACACCTAGAGCCAAGAAATGGGCTGAGGAGAATACGTGGTTCGGGAATGATGAGGTCATGACCAATGCTGCCATTACTATACACAACAATATTTCTCAAGAGGGTATTGAAGTAGACAGTGATGAGTATTATAATGAAGTTAACTCAAGACTTAAAAGGTATTTTCCTGAGAGTTTTGATAACACTAATGACGAGCCAAAAAAAGAGACACCTAAACCCGTCCAAACGGTTGCCTCGGCTGGTCGTAGCCAACAAGGACGCAGAACTGTGAAACTCACAAAGTCACAGGTAGCGATTGCTAAAAGATTAAATGTGCCACTAGAGGAATATGCTAGATACGTGAAGGAGGATAAATAGATATGAGTACAATTAAGAGAACTTCACGGGAGTCGGAGAATAAAGCAACGAAAGAAGCTCCAAAAGCTTGGACTCCACCATCCAGTTTGGATGCACCACCCGCACCGAACGGTTACGCCCACAGATGGATACGTACTACCGTTCAAGGTTTTGAGGATACAGCTAATGTATCTAAAAAATTAAGGGAAGGATGGGATTTTGTTACAGTCGAACAAGTTCAAAACGAGATCGGCAATAATAAATATCCTTTCTATACCGAAGGCAAATACGAGGGGTGTATAGGAATTGGAGGCCTTGTGCTGGCAAGGATACCAGAGGAGATTTTGGTTTCACGTGCTGAGTATTTTAAAAAACTTACTCAAGACAGAATGAACGCGGTAGACAATGATCTTATGAAGGAACAGCACCCGGATATGCCTATCAATATTGATAGACAGTCCAGAGTGACCTTTGGTGGTAGTCGTAAAAAATAATATTTTTGCAATACCTACCGGGTTAAAAATAAACTGTTAACACAACGGAGAAAACAAATATGTCAAACGTAAGTGAAAAGTTTGGTCTTAGACCTTACAGAAAACTAGACGGAACACCTCTTGTTGGAGCCCAAAACAGATACACGATTGCTTCAGGCTATTCAGATGCGATTTTCCAAGGCGAAATGGTTGAACCATTAGGCACTGGAAATATCCAAAGACATGGCCCGAACACTTCGGACGCTGTTGTGGGTGTTTTTAACGGATGTTTTTACACAGACCCAACTACTCAAAAGCCAACTTACAGCAACTACTACCCAGGTGGTATTGCTGCTTCTGACATCACAGCATTTATTATTGATGATCCAGATGCAGTATTTTTAGTTGATGCTGATGAGGCTTTCACAAGAGCTGATCTGTACAAGAACTACTCTGTTACTAACACAACAGGTGTAACACAAACAGGAATATCAAAACAGCAACTAGATGTTAGTGTATCTGGTACTGCGCAAACTTTTGTCATTCAGGCAATCGACATTTCGCAAGACCCAGAAAACTCTGACACAGGTTCTGCTAATGCGAACATTCTTGTTAGAATCAACAACCACTTCTATAGAAGTGGAACAGGTATAGCGTAATAAAGGAGACATACTATGGCAATATCACGATCCCAACTAGTCAAAGAACTAGAGCCAGGTTTGAATGCTTTATTCGGCCTGGAATACAACAGATACGAGAATCAGCATGCTGAAATTTTCGTAACTGAAACATCTGACAGAGCTTTTGAAGAAGAAGTAATGTTAAGCGGTTTCGCTTCTGCACCAACTAAACAAGAAG